CATATTATTATTCTTGTAAAAATGTATAATAATTTAATTTTACAAAACTAACTCTCAACTAAAAAAGAGAAGTTCCCTTCCCTTAAGCAGATGTAAAGTTAACAACCACTGGTGCAGTTAATGCATTTTTATTTAAATCAGTTACAGCACTTGAGACTACTGAAATATATTGTGTTGCTGCTTCAAGTGGAGCTTGTGGTGTAATTGTAATAATCTTTCCTGTTGTATCTTGGCTTACACTTACCGTAACAGGTTCACCATTCGATGCTTTTAGTAACATAAAGTTATTTGCATTAACATTCAATATAGGTTTACTAAATGTAAGAACTATATTACTATTGTCTGCAACTCCTGTTGCTCCTTGTGCTGGAACTGAACTTAACAATGTTGCCGGCGTCGTATCTGCTGGATTATCAACATAGTTAAACCAATTTGAACCAATGGCTGGAGAATAATTAGGATCATCATCTTCACATATCCTCTGATATTCACCATCATACAATCTATCCAAAAATGTACCTTTAATTGTTGGATTCTGTACTTTTACTTTATCTGTCATAGTTTCTGCATTTGAATCTACTGGCTGGAACATTCCTTTAAGCAGCCAAATATATCTATAATGCTTTTTATCGCTTTTAAGTGCCTTAAATCCTATAGCTACAAAGGGAGCAGCATCAGTTTTTTTCTTTACAATTAATCCATTTGAATAACTGTGCCCTAATAAATCCGCCTGAACTGATAAAGATAAATCTCTAACATTGAGTTCAACATCAACTACTCCAATTGTTTGTATTACATCTCCTGCAGCATCATCAAAATATTGTACATCTGTATTAACTTTATTTGTTATTTTTGCACTTATAGCTCCCAAAATAGGCTTAACTGCTGAATACTGTGGTACAGTCTGTCCATCATCCGTTGTTGTTAATATTGCATAAACTAAATTCTTTAATCCAATTGATGGAGTACTCATTTCTTATCATTCCTCACCTTCATTTGCTATTATTATTGAATATCTCATATGCTTTTCATATATTTGAGTATCATTATCGTCATTATATTGGTCAGTTGAGGCAGTTCTAAAAAAGCCTATACTTTTCATAAGATTATCTACCTCTTTTGCTATATCACTTGTACTTTGATTCTTTGTGTATATATCAATTTGAATATATATTTCACTTTCTTGTTCGGTATCATCAGCAAAGTTTGCACCTATGTTATCCATCTCCCAAAATACTAACCTTGGAAATTCATCTGCATTAGGTGCCATAAGCTGATAAATTCTATTGTATGTTGTACCATTGTTAGAAATAATTCCTCCAAGCAAAGAAATAAGCGTTGCATCATTTTGCAGTGCTTCATATACTTTAGGTTTTATATTTATCATAGTTCTAATCCTTCCTTAAGTGTTTTAACCATTGCATTTCTTACATTATCTTTTTCTTCTGCAATTGTTCTTCCAAAAGGAGCTCTTGCCGCCATCTTAACAGTTCCCCACTCTAGAAATTTTAGATAAAAGAACTTTGATGTATCTCCTTTATTGGGTCCTACTAAAACATAAGGCACACCATCTTGTTTTTTTACTTTACTAATCTGAATGTGGTCTGCTGCATGCTCTTTAGTTAAATTACTTCTAGGTATTTTAGGAATAACACCATTAAGAATTATTTTTGCACCTGCATTAAGTGCATCATTTATAATTAAGTCAGCTTTAGTATCCATAGTTTGAAGCTTTTCAATGAGCCCATCCATTCCTTCTAATTCAATTCCACTAGCCATTTTGTATTTCCTCCATGCAGGCTAATTGCAGTTCTCTATGTGCTCCATTAGTATCAATTACGTATTTTATATTGTAGTTTTTACCTAAATAAACAACTCTCATTGTGGCGTCTATTTGCAGCTTTTTAGGATATCTTATATAAAATACTGTGTTTATTTGAGACGCTGAAGCTGCTGCACTAAAGTATTTCGAACCATTTATTGCTTCAAATGAAGCCCAGAATGTAGAATAATCCTTCCATTCATCCTTTGATATACCTTCACTATCATTTGAAAGATTCTTATTTTGAATTTTAATTTTATGCCTATACCTACCTGGATTTATGTCTATATCATTTGCATTCATATACTCTGCTCCTATAAAATAGTGATTTTGTCTTTTAACAATAAAGTTGTTACTGCAAAACTGATTTCTTGTGGGTTAACTCCTCTAAGATTATTTATTACCATTCTGTTTTCATACCAATGGCTAATTAAAAGAAGCATTGCTTGTTTTATTCTTCCAGGTATTTTTGTTCCATCATCACCATAGCCACAAGTAAAGTTAATTACTATAGGATCTAATGGATACAACAAACACACAGGAAATATCTTACCAAAGGGTGGTGATATTCTTCCAAGTATTCCTCTACTGCTTACAACATAATCAATTTCCGGTTCCATTGTTGTAACAACTCCAGCCGAATCTTTATAAGTTACACTATTAATAGTTTGTAAATTGCCCTTTGGTATTTCTATAATGCTATCACTTAAATTATTGTTAAGTGGATCTGTTTCATCTATAGGGAACTCTTGAAGAGATAGTTCTAAAGTCTGCGTTATATACACTCTATGTTGATATTCCTCACAATACTCTCTAGCAACTGTTATAAGTGAACTTATATAAATATCATCTGAATCATCAGAAGCATCATCTAATCTTAAGTACGATTTAACCTCTGTTAATGTTAGTGGTTCAGTGGAAGGTGGTGTTATTAAAGTTAAATTATACTCTTCCATTTAATTAAACTAATGCACTATCTGGTATTTCAGATATGAATCTAGCTTCTGTTAATACTGCAAGAACTCCACCAGTTATTGCTCCCACTACTTTTTCCACTGATTTTAGTCTTACATAATTGTAACCAGTTGAAGTAAGCATTTCATTATCAACTTCAATTTTATATATTTTATCGGTAGCTGCTGATGTTTCAAATCCTTTAGCATCAACTGTTTTAATTATTGGTCCGAAGGTATCTCCTACAACACATTCCTGATAGAAAAATGGAATTTCAACTGTGGTTGTAGGTGTAGTGTCAGAGCAGGCTTCAACAGTTATTTGTGCTTGACCTTCTGCACCAGCTCCACATTGAATTAAGAAGCTGCAGTGTCCCCAATTCTTCATATTTATAACGTCTGTTGCCACTGTTCCAGCAAAAGCATTGTCTACTGGTGGCAGTGCATTAACTACATGATATAATTCTCTCATTCATTCTCCTCCTGAAATTTTAATTAAGGGTGGATTCCCACCCTATTAGTTTCTTGCTCCTAATGTTACAAATGGCGAAAGATTATTTGCACCTTTAAAAGGCACTAATGAACTTTTCCATATTGGTTGTCCATCAACTCTGTATATAAATCTAAACACACTTTCATCATAAAGGAATCTTACATGTATAGATGTAGCAGCGTTAACACCACCTTTGTCAATTAGTAGATACTGTGAAAGATCGACAAAGGATATATCACCTACTGAACCAAGTGAATTAGCTTGTTCAACTTCAATTACAGGTCTCCCAAATAGCGTTCCATAAGGTTCTGCTGAAACTCCTCCTGGTGGCATATAAACAGGATAAGCATTATTACCAACACTTATATTTAAAGTGTACAATTGAGGTACTATATCTTGATTTATAAGCCATACAGCATTCTGTTTACTTCTACTCCACATATGCGAATATAGTTTTACTATATTATTAAGTAAAATTGAGCCTGCCGCCTGTCCTGATTCTTTTGCTACAGTTACAAGAGCACCGCTATTCAAGAATCCAAGTGGCATGCCTGCTCCGCCACCATTCATTATTGCATCATCCATCTTGAAGCCAAATTCTTCTGCGAAAGCCTGCGATATTACTGCTTCAAGAGCTGTAGCATCCTCTAATAATTCATCTGTTGCATAGCAGAGACCAGTTAATTTCTTAAGTTTCAATTCAATCTTGTTGAACTTAGGCTTCTTACCTGTAAAAGTATCTGCTTCATTTTCCCAATATGCCTGAATACCTCCCCAACGTGATCCATCTTTTCTGCTTGTTTCATCTACACCATTTGCAACTAGTCCATTCTTACCTGGACTAATAGGAATTTTTGTACATCTAGGAGCTAATATTCCAGTATCATAAGTTCTCTGCAGTAATTGCTCTGCAAAATCCTGACCTACTAGAAATCCTCCATCAGAAGGTACTTGCTCTCCCATTCCAGATGCTGAATCTCTATAGGTTAAACGTGGGTCAATTTTTCCACCTGGTTTAGCTGAATCGTAAACGGCTTTTAAGAATTCACCGTTAGTATTCCACATTTTCTTAGTATGATCTTTTGGCTCAGCAAATAAAGGTATATTAACTGGCTTCTTTTCTGCTTCTGCTTTAACTGCGTCCTCCGCTTCTATTGCATCAATCTGTTTTTGTGCTTCAATTTTTGCTTTTAAGGCTTTAATCTCATCAAGTTTTGCATTTATTTCGCCAGCTGTAGCATCTTCTTTAGATATTAAATTCTTTGATTCCGTTTGTAACTTTGCTAATTTTTCTAATAGTTCTTTCAATTTTTCTTCCTCGCTTTCGTATTTTGGGTATAAAAAAAGCCTTAAAGTTCGCACTCTAAAGCTAATTTTGCTTTTACCAATTCCGTATTCACTTGTTTTTCTAACTGCAAATTATCTTTTGTTTTCTCTTCTCTCTTTTCAGTAATTTTTGACTGACTAATTATCATTTCCTTAAGACCTTCTATAGAATTAACTATGTCACTAATTTTCAATCCTGAAACTGTCTTTTCAAGAGAATTAACCTTGTTTTCTATTTCATCAAGCTTGTTACTTGGGGTTAATTTATCTTTCCTAAAGTTTTTAAACCTTGATATGTCTACATTTAAACCATTGATAGCAAAGGTTTTATCGTTTATTGAAGCAGCAATTTGTTTATCTTCTTCAATCTCATCAGCAAAACCATTGGCAACAGCTTCTTCTGCTGTCATCCAAGTTTCAGCATCTAATAATTCTATTATTTTCTCCTTATCCATGCCTGTCTTATCTTGATAAACTGCTATAAGGCTTTCACCAATTTTATCAAGGTCATCTGCAAGTTTTCTAAAGTCATTTGCGTTACCCATTCCGCCTGTCCATGGATTATGCACCATTAGCATTGCATTTTTAGGCATAATAACCTTGTCTCCTGCCATGGCAATTATACTTGCAATGCTTGCAGCTAAGCCATCAACATAAACATTTACTGTTGCATTATGCCTTTTAAGCATGCTGTATATTGCTTGACCTGCAAATACATCACCTCCACCAGAATTAATGTAAACATTCAAATCTGATATGTTTCCTAGACCGTCTAAATCTGCTTTAAAATCTTTTGGAGTAACTTCATCACCCCACCAAGTAGCATCTGCTATATCTCCATACAGCATTAAATCTCCTGTATTATTTCCTTTGGCTTTAAACTGCCAAAACTTTTTCCCTTGCAGAGTACTCACCTTCTTTCTATTGTTATTTTTGGCATAATAAAAGACCCATGTCTTATGACATAGATCTAATTATTTTTGTTTTATCATATTCAAAATTTTATTAGCCGCCTCATTTTTAGATTCTTCTTGCCTTTTAAAGTAATCATTTGCCTCAGTTGCATCAATGCAATTCAATGGCTGCATATAAATATCTCCACCCTCAACAGAAGGCATATTCTCAAGCCTTCTTATATCATTAACACTTAGCCAACCCCACTGTCTACCTTGAGCATAATAGGTTGCTCTACTTGTTATGTCTCCTCTTAAAAGTGCATCCACTTTAAATTCTATATAATATCCTGCTTTTCTTTGGGCAGGTGTAAGTAATTGCATATTAATATTATCTTCCCATCGATTAAACCAAGGAAGCATAGTATACATTACAAATTCAAGACTCTGCTGCTCAATATTTGAAAATGTAGAATGTCCGAGCATTTGAATAAGATGCTGAGGCACTCTATAAATACGGCATATATCTTCAATTTGAAAGGATTTACTTTCAAGGAGCTGTGCATCCGCTGGATTAATTGAAAATTGTTGAAACTCTAATCCATCCTCAAGTATCATTGGTGTTCCAGTATTCTTCAGTCCAGTGTAATTCTTCTTAAGTTCTTTCTTTAGTCTATTGAAGGCTTCTTCGCTTAAAGTTCCAGGATGTTTAAAAGCACCACATGAATTGGCACCGTTTTGATAAAAGTTCACTCCAAATTGTTCATAACATATGCCTAGTCTTATGGCTGAAGCTGCATAGGATATTGGAGACAAACCAACAATACCATTTAAACTCATATTGGGTACATGAAGAACTTGATCTCTTGTTAGGGTTTTCTTATTAGTACCCATAGTTATGACGTAAATTAATTTTTGTGTATCTGGATCTCTTTTTATTTCAACATTATTGTAATTGTAAGGATATAATCCAACTAAATTACCATGGGTATCAACAAGTCTTTCACATACAGCGTTTCCATTTAAATTAAGAGATGTCATACAAGCTTCCTTAAAATTAAAAGGTGCCATTTCATCGTTAGGACTATTATGTAATATATCATAAATCGCTAAATCATTTGCAATTTCCCTTTCTCCGTTTGGCTTTTTCCGATATAACATAGCGGGTGTATTTGCAAATGCTTCTGCAAGAACTTTATTACAAGCAAATACTGCTGTATATTTTAAGGCAGTATCTTGGTCAATATTTATCCCTGATATATCATCTTCTAAATCTGCTCCTGTCATAAATCTTTGAACATATTCGCTAAAACTTTGACCTAAAATCAATTTTGAAAATGCCTTCTGTACTCTATTCAGATTCTCACCACCTTTACAATAAACTTCTCATGCCCCTTGATTCATAAACCCATCCTTTTGCTTCATGTCTTATTGATCTATCTAGTGCCATAATAAGTGCTACAGCACCGTCTATTTTTTCTGTAGATTTCTCTTTATCAGGTTTAATATTTCCTGCAGGATCTGTTCGTACAAATATATTATCCATCATCCACTTTAAAACTGGGTGTCCACCGTGAGCCAGCTTCTTTTCAAGAGTTATTTTCATAAGTTCCTTTGTTGGTGGACTCATATCCTTATACCCTTGTCCAAAAGGAACTACCGTAAAACCTAACCCCTCAAGATTCTGTACCATCT